GGATTGCTCAGGAATCCCGAGGTCGGATACGTGCCCGCGCGCATCTGGGCCTGCTCCATCGCGCGCTGTTGCGCGATCTGCATGTGCTCGTTGAACTTCAGCTCGGCCACCTTCTGGATCGGCTTCGGAAGCTGCTGGCTCGCGTCGCCCTTCAGCCAGTTGCCCAGTTCGCGCGCGAGTATCGCGTGCCCGTCGAGCAGGGGCCGCACCTCGGGCAATTCGAGGCCCTGCGCGCCCGCGGCCTGCACGATCTGGTCGTAGGTGACGGGCGGGATCGGCGGGGGGAGCTGCTGCGGCGCGTAGCCGGCCGCCTGCGCCTGCTGCACGGCCGCGTTCTGCTGGGCCTGCAGCTGCGCGGCCTGCTGGAGGAGCCCGGCGAGGAGCTGGACCGCTTGGGGGTCGAGCGCGAGCTGCTCGAAGATCTCGATCTGCTTCGCGGCGTTCTCCGCGTCCGCTTTCATGCTCGGCAGCCAACTCGAGCGCCCGTATTCCTCGAGCGCCTTCATCTGCACCTCGGGATCGGCCGCGTTCAGCAGGCCCGTGGCGAAGAGCTGCTCCGTTTCCGCGCGCTGCACGAGCGTGGTGCGCGGGGCGCCGCTGCCCGCCTCGGCCACCACGTCGATCCGCCCGCTGAGGTCCGAGCCCATGAACTTTTGGATGCGCCACTGGCTCCCGCGCCCCTGGATCTTCAGCAGGCGCGGCTCGGTGGCGAATTGCTTGAAAATCGCGAGCTGCTGGCGCGCCCATTCGGCCCAGGCGGCTTCCCACAGGATGTACAGCGGGCCAAAGCGGTTATTTTTGCGGTCCTCGATCATCTGGAGCGAAATGCCCGCGCTCACGCCGCTCGGATGGTCCCCGCGTGTCCCGGCGTACGTTGCGGTAATCTCTTCCATCTCGTGATCGATCACCTGCAAGCGCGTGATGGCGCCATTCGGCAGGCCCGCGCCCTGCACGCGCTCCGGTTTGGCGCCGTTCGTGCCGAGCGCGCTGTATTTCAGCACTTGGCCCGGCTCGCCCGTGAAGGTCGCGACATTCGCGCCCTCGGGCACGAGCCAGATGGGCCACGCCATGCGATTCATGGTCATTTCCATGTGCGCCTCGTGCTTGTTGCGCTGCCACTGCTTGAGCGCGAGGTCATCGGCGGGCGTCTTGGAGTACATCGAGCCCGGCACCGGGTCGATCTGAAAGCACACGGTGTTCAGGAACGGCTGGCCGTCGTCGTACTGGTACGGCAGCGCGCGAATGTCGACGACGGTCGTCCCGCCGAGGACGACGATGCACACGCCCTGCGGGTAGTCGTCCGTGGGCATCCCCCAGTAGTAGCCTTCGCTGATCCGCTGCGCGGTGCCGCTCGTGCGCTGCAGCGTGCCGGCGCCGGGGCCGGTCTCTGGCGAATAGCCAGCGAGGGAAGCGAGTTGCTCGGGGTACGCATCGCCGACTGAGGATGCCATGTCGGGCGTGAGGCCCTCGGTGGCCTCTTTGCCCCAGCGCCGCGCCAATTCATCCGCGACCGACGCCTTCTTGCGGATGTACTCGCGCACGCCCTTCTTCCAGTTCGTCTTCCCGCCGTCGAAGTACGCCTCGAAGAGCGTCATCACCTCGCTGTACTGGCGCCCGATCGGCACGTCGCGACCCTGCGGCTGACCCTGCGCGTCCACGGCGGGCTGCGTCGGCCCGCCGCACACCGCGCACTCGGGCGTCGGCTGCGGGACGCCGACGGCACCGCACGCGAGACACTGATCGTCCTGCTGGAAGCGCGTGCCGTACTCGGGTGACGGGTCGTACCCGTTTTCAATCCACGCGATCCCCGTCAGGCCCACCCACTGCGCCAACTCTTGGCGCAGATTGCGGATGTCGGTCTCGTCCTCGCAGATTTCGATCACGCGATCGGCGACTTCTGCCGTCGCGATGTCTTCGGGATCGTCCGTGGCGGGGCGGAACGTCAGCGTGGGCTCGATCCGTGCGAGCACGGCGCAGAAGGCATTCATGTAGCTCGCGTAGATATTCGTGACGGGGCGCGGGCCGCTGTACGTCTTCACGGGGATCGGCTGCCACCACGCGCGGCTGCGGTCGTACTGAATCCACTGCCACCCTCTTTTGTAGAGGATATTTCTCCACGCGTTCCGGCAATGCGCGGCGCGCCCGGGCGTGGTCCACGCGGCGAGCTTGTCCTTGTACAGCGTGAGCGCCTTGGCCTTCGCGTCCGGGCTGCGGATGTCGTAGTTGTCGGGCGCAGCGGGCGGCATGGTGGCCGCGGCGGCAGCGTCTTGGGGCGCGAGGGTTTCGTCAGCGATGGCCATTGGGGTACTCCGCGAGGCTTCGGGGGGTTCGGGTGCCCTGCGCTTCGATGGCGGCGCGCTCGCTCAATTGCCAGGCCGCCAGATGATGCGCGCACATCGCGGTCTCGCCGTACTCATCCACCGGCATGATGGCGGGATTGTGGCCGACGCCGATCGTGACCCACTTGTGCGGGCAATCCACCCACGAGCACAACTCCGACGAGGGGCGCACCGGATACGCGGACGGGGCCTTCGTGCGCGACGCCATCACATGCCGTCCAGGTTCAGCCCGGCCAGTGCTTGCTCTTCCGACCCGGGGAACTCGCGCGGCAGGCGGTCATCGCGGGGCGGCAGCGTCACGCCGCGGATCGACTCGTGCGTCTCGCGGCACACGTCGATGGCCACTTCCGCGCGCTGGCGCTCATGCACCACGTCGCGCCGCAGCGTGGCCACGAGGTCCAGCAGGTGCGCGCGGAAGGGCGCGTCGGGGTCGGCGAGGCGGGCCAGCTCCGCGTTGCGGTCCTCGCGGAGGCGCTGGATCTCGGCCTCGGCGCGCGCTACGACCACGGCGATGCGCGCCTCGGTGTAGCTCTCGGCTATGCGCGTCGCCTCGCGACACATCTCCGCGAGTTGCGCGTCGGTCACGAACCACTTCATCGCGCGCCTCGGCGGCGGCGCAATTCGTCGCGCATGTCCTGCTCCAGGCCCACGGCCTCCTGATGGAGCCACGCCTCCTGCTGGGCGAGGGTGGCCTGCGGGCGCGCGGCGAGATTGAAGCGGATCTGGCCGACCAGTTCATTCGGGCCGGTCTGCCCGTGGTCGCAGTGCTCGCAGCGGTGGGGCGTACTCATGGCGTCTCCTTGCGCTCGGTCGGATGCACGAGGCACTGCACGTGAGGCCGAAGATGCAGGGGCACCATCCGCTCGATCCAATCGCACGAACAGCGCGGATCGCGGAGCGGGTTGCCGTACTGGTCGAAGATCATGGCGTCAGCTCCATAGCTCGTGGCCCGCGCCGGTCAGCGCGCGGGTCTCCTCCTCGTGCTCCCGGCTCACGCGCGCCTGGTGATGGTGGTACGCCACGCGCAGGCTCATCGCGTCCAGTTCGGGCGACTTCAGCTTCAGGCGCTGCTCCCACTGCCAGCGCGCGGCGAGCTCGGGATCGCCGCTCACGGTCGCCTCGGCCTGGCCCGGCGCGGGGCGGCGAATCTGCCAAAGGTCGGTGACGGCGTCGAGCAGGTCGTCGTGGTCGGAGTCGCGGTCGGGGCGGAACTTGTTGGCCTCATCCAGCAGGCCCGCGAGATCGCGACAGCCGCGATAGGCCTTCAGTTGCCCCGCCTCCCAGTGGCCCTGGAGACCCGCGATCCGGATGTTCTTCTTCGTGTGTGTGTCGCGCGCGAGCGGCAGGATGGGGAGCTGAAAGCCCCGGCGCTCCCCCTCGTGCACGAGGAGGCCCTGGTAAATCTGCTGGAAGCCGGTGGTCTCGAAGCCGATCCCCTTGATCATGGGGTATTTCGCGAAGAGCTCGAAGATCAGGCGCACCAGGCCGCGCTCGTCGCGCTTCTCGCGCAGCACCTCGAGGAGGTACAGCGTCCCCTTGTAGTCGAAGCCGCCGACGGCGAGGCCCGAGTAGTCCGAGCGGTACTTGACCGAGATCGCGGGGTCGACCGTCATCGCGACCCACATCTCATCCAGCGGCGGGTGGGCGTCCACGATCTCGAGGTGCTCGCGCTTGAAGTGCGCGGTGTCGTCCGAGACCGGATCGAGGAGATACTGCGCGGCGAAGTCGCTGGTCCCGATGTCGGCGCGCTCCTGGAGGAGCCAGGCCATCGTGAAGCGCTCGGGGAACGTGGGGCGCACCCAGCCGAAGCCGGGCACATCGGCGCCCTCGGCATGGCCGGGCTCGCACGCGATCCAGCAGGGGCGGCGGTGCACGCCGAGCTGCATGCCGTGGCGCGCGTGCTGCTCCAGCAGATGCGCCCAGAGGTCGGCGTAGTGCCACGTCGTGCCGATGTAGTCCTTGGTGGAGGGCGCGCCCCAGCTCGTGACGGGGTCGATCAGGGGGCGCGACTTCTTGTAGAAGTCGATCACGCCCTCGCGCGCGTCCTTCGTCTGCGAGTTCTCCTTGCCCACCACGTCGTCGTAGGTCGCGTGGTCGAAGTGCTTGCTCGTCAGCTCGCCCGTGACGCCGATCGTGTCCACGGTGGAGCCGCGCCCGCGCCGCTTGGACTTGACCGTGATGGACTCCTTCGTCCACTCGGGCCAGCGGGCGGGATCGGCCTCGAAGATGTGGGGCCAGAGGCGGACGACGTAGGGATCGGTGCAGAAGCCCTGGATCTCCTGGAGCATGTCGCCCGCGTTGTCCCCCTTGTTGCTCGCGATGAGGATGCGGATCTCGGGATGCAGCAAGATGCGCTGGAAGTTGCGCCCCGCGTTCAGGATCGCGGTCTTCAGCGACCCGCGCTGGAAGAGGTACAGGTTCTCGCGATAGGGCGAGGCCTGCGCGCGCGCACAGATGCGCTTGTGGAACGTGGGCGACACGTGATTGGGCGTGCGGTCGCGATACAGCACGTGGCGGCAGAGCGCGTACAGGTCCGTTTCGCACGCATGCCGCACGCCCGCGTCGGATTCAGCGTCGGGCGTGGTCTTGTTGGACGTGACGACGGTCGGCGGCATCAGGTCACGCGGATTGGATACACGACTGGGCCACCCGTCAGCGTTACGCGGGGCGCCGAGAAGTGCTCGTAGAGCGACGGGGCGCCGAGCATCGCCTTCATGTTCGCGACGACGTAGTCGCGCAGAATGTCGTCGTACGTGGGATCGAGCGCGCCGACGGCGACCCAGCCGCGTCGCATGTCCTCCACGAACCGCGCTTCGTCCGTGAGCCGGATCGGCCGGTACCAGTGCGTGTCCGTGCGCCAGAGGGCCATCAGCGGGGCGGCGGGAACACGAAGGAGTCGACGATTTCGCAGCGGGTCACGAGTAGCGTCAGGACAAGCGCGACCGACCATGGGGCTTGCCACCAGACCGCGCCGAGCAGCCCCGCTTCGAGCGCCCACCGCAGCCAGACATCACGGAGCCGAAAGGGCACCGTGACCGGCTGGCGATACCACTGTGCGTCGGGACTGCGTATGGCCACGTCGCTCCTGTCGGTCCCGCGCAAAAGAAAAGAGCCCCTCCCCCCGTACGGGAAGGGGCCCTCGTCTTCGCTTGGAGGCCCGCCGCGGTCATGAGGCGCGGCGGTGCGCGGGGGTGTGAGGGTTAGGGCGTTGTGCGGTACTCCCACATGTCGCGAATGGTCTCCATCGTCATCGGCGGATCACTGGCCACCTGCGGGCAGCCCCAGCGGAGCGTGCCATCATCGCCGAGCGCGATCTGCGCCCGTTCGATCATCTGCTCGGCGCACGCATCACCGCACGAGTACATGCCGATGATCGCGGTGAGCTCGGCCCGCAGGCGGCGCACCTCCGCGATGAGCTGCCGGAATCGGTAGCGGATCAGCACCTCGGCGGGGGCGGGCTCAGGGGCGATCTCGAGATACGCCTCCCAGCGCGCGAGGTCGGCGTCGGTCATCGCGCAATGCGCCGTCGGCAGATCGGGCAGAGGCCCTCGTGAACCAGCCATGCGCCGATGCCCAGCGCCATCATGAGCACGCCGAGGCCCAGCACCACGTGGCCGAGCAGCTCCCACGCGGTCATGCCGTCTCCCACAGCGCCACGGGGCGCGGGTCATCGGCCTCGCGGGGCTCTTCGCATGTGCCCCACCCGCACCAGGCACAGAAGCAGGTCGGTTGGCCCCACGTGGGCCGGGGCTTCGGCGGCGTGAAGAAGTATTCCCCGCACCGCCCGCACCGCTGCGCGCCCCACTCGCCCCGCAGGGACCGGACGCTAGTCTTCATGCCGACCAGTTCGCCAGGGCGCAGTAGTACAGGCCCCGGCCCTGATCCACCAGGTCATGGCCGCCGCAGTTCTCGCAGCGCATCGTGGCCACGTGCTGGGCGCGGGCCTGGTGGTATGCGTCCCGCTCGGTCTGCACGAAGGGGATGGACGTGGCGATGCCGGAGCCACTGAGGTACGCCACCTCGCCGCGCAGGCCGGTGATGTTCGCGCTGACCGCGTCGGGGGCCAGGAGGGCGTCCAGGAGGTCCAGCACGTCATGGAGGTCGACGTGTGCCATCCAGCGCGTCTGCCACCGCTCCCGCAGCGTCTCGAGCGCGGGGCGGTTCATCGGGGGACCACCTGCAGGCGCCGCCGACAGTTGGCGCAGTGCTCCGACGGGTGCGCCCCATGCACCGGGCACCCGTCGCCCCACGTCTGCGCGGCGTAGGTCTTGGCCCATTGCGCGTGCGCGAGGCAGGGCTGCGTGATCGCCGTCTCCTCCGCGTTCATCTGGCACGCGCAGGTCATCGGCGCTCCTCCCGCTCCAACTGCGCGATCGTCTCCCGCCACCGCGCGGCCACGTCGCGCTCGCACGCCTCCCGCTGCCGCGCCTGACTCGCCGCGAGCCACCAGGACGCGCCGAGGGCCACGCCCATCGCGCTGAGCAGCACCAGCCACTCCGTCTCGATGGCCTCCACCCCCCACAGCCCCACGAGTCCCCCGCCCAGCGCCCAGAGCCAGCGGCGCATCAGCGGGCCCCTTTTCTCTGTGGAAATTCTGTTTCGGAGCGCAGGCGGGGAGGGTCGAGTGAGGCTCGTGCACGCCCGGCCCTATCAGAAGGGACTCCCATGGCCTCGACGCCTTCCGCCTGGCCCTCGGACCCCGTCGCGCGCGTTGGATCGCAGCTACAGTACGCGGGAGGCCAAGCTAGACGCATCATGTGCTGCGTAAGTAGGCGTAATGTATAGAGGTTCACGGCCTCCGTCACATAACGCTTGTTCTGTGCCGGCCCGCCCGGCCTCGTCAGGCCAGCCACGCGTCGGCCCCCGTGTACTCGTGCGGTGGCGTGAGCGCCGAGCGCTGAGCCTGACTCTGCGCCTGTTGCCAACTCCGCTGCTCAGCGAGACGGGCACACGACGCCCACGCCAGCACGGGGCTCGCGGTATGCGCCAGCACCGTGTCGTAGGCCTCCTGCATCTCCTGGAGGCGCCGCATACTCTGCCGGGCATCCTGGAGCGTGGCGCGCCACGCGATCACCTCGCGCACCTGCGCCGGCGTGCGCCCCTGCTCGGCGCCCGGCACGTCGTCACGCGCGGCGGTCAGGCGCCGCATGGCGTCCTCGAACGCCAGTGGGCGCATCTGGGAGCGGCACGTATGCGTGTGCATCTCCTCGCAACCGCACGGTCCGCGACTCACCACGCGTCCTCCGTCGGCTCCGTCGCGGCCGGGAGCGCTGGCGCCGGGCTGCTGAGCAACTGCTGCGTGGGCGCGCCCGGGTCGCCCACGATGGCCCGGAGCACCGCGGCGCCGTCGATCTCGCCGAGCGTGCCCGTCAGGTTGATCGACATGATCGCGTGCTTCTCGATGTACTCGGCGGGGCGGAGCTTCTTCAGGATCACGATCGACGGCACGGGATCATCGCTGCGCTCCCCGATGTCGAGCAGCTTCTCCTCCACCGTGTCGGCGAAGATCTCTCGCGCCCAGCGACACCGGGCGTCGAAGGCGGGATCAGCGTGGCGGTACTTGCGCACCGTCTCATCGCTTACGCCCGTCCGCTTGCAGGCCAGCGCATACGTGCCCTTGGCCTCGAGGTGGCCGATCAACGTCTCCTGCCAGCCCTCGGGCAGCGGGGGGCCGTGCTTCCACGCGTTCTTCTCGTCCCCCAAGGAAGCCAACGACGCGTCGGGTTGCGGCATGGCGTCAGCGATACCACAGCCCGTGGGGGCGGCGCAAGGGAAACGCGATGGGGAGCATAGACTCCTCCGATGCCGCTAGGGGCTGTAGAAGCACACTAGTGTAAGAGTCTCTCCGCGTGACGCAGCGTGCGGCGTGAAGATTCTTGTTGACATCCTCATGACCATCGTCAATACTATCGTCATGGACACGCAGACCAGCAGCCAGGAGGCGATCATGAGCGCAGCGATCCTGCAGGCCATTGCGGAGTGGAAGAGCGGCGCGGCCTACCGCGACAACGCGGGCAACTATCGGGTGCGCGTCACCCGCTGGTGTGGTCGGTACACCGGGCGGGGGCCCATCGCGTCCTGGAACAAGGCCGTGAAGCACGCTGGCATCGACCTGCATGTGGCCGCGAAGGGGGCCTGAGCCATGGACCGCCTGACCGCCCACAACCACGCGACCCTGCCCGTCGGCCGTCGCGTGCCCGGCTGCCCCCGCTGCTGGGCCCTGGCCCACAAGCTCGAGGCGCCCATCGAGGGCTGGGGCGCCCGGGCCAAGCGCCTGGAGGCCCAGACGCTGACCGCTATCCGCGCCCACGACTTCGCGGCCTGCACCGCCCAGCGTGGCGTCTGCACCTGCTTCGATGCCTAAGCTCACGCGCCTCACCTGCCGCCGCTGTGGGCACGCCTGGCTGCCCCGGCAGGACGTGGTGTACGTCTGCCCCAAGTGCCACAGCCCCAAGTGGCGGGAGCCGCGATGAGGCCGCGCCTGTTGGCGTGGTGGTTCCTGCTGTGGGGCTCTGGGAGCGCCGTGGTGGGGCCATTCAGCACCGAGGCCGACTGCAATCGCGTGCGGTTCGAGGTCCGACACCTCAACCCCACATCGTGCTGGACCGGGGATACGTCACCGCGTCGAGAGCCCAAGGGCTAGCCCGCCCGATCCCGGCGCTCCAGCGCCCCGCATCGCCCGCACACGCGCTGCTCCCGCACGGCGCGCGGCTCAGGCTGGTGGAACGTGGCCCACCACGTCCACGGCCCCCACGCGTGGCCCCGCAGCCAGCACCAGGTCATCAGGTCGGTCCGAGCCCGGTCCCTCGGGCGGTGACGCGACGCCACTGACCGGGCGCATAGATCGCCGTGAGTGTCCCGTCCACGCGCCAGACCTGGAGCGCGCCCGTCTCGTCGACGATGAACGCGGCCTCCGGATACTCATCCTCGCGGCCGGCAAACTCGACCGTCACCGCATGACCCGTCTCCTTCGCGCGGCTCATGGCCGTCGCCCCTGCAGCACGCGCCCCACCACGGCGCCCACAGGCTCGGGCGCGCTCGCATCCCGCCGGGCCACCTCGGCGCGGATCGCGGGGTCGATGGCCAGGCCGAGGCGCGAGGGGGCGGATTCTGTGTCCGCATCGGCTTGACTGGCGCCCTCGGCCATGCCCAGCAGCTTGCGGGCGCGGGCGATCTCGGCGCGGATCAGCGCGTCGTCCCCGGGCTGGGGCGCGGGGTAGGTGGGCGCGACGTAGGGCGCGTGCGTTTCCTGGACCTTGGGCTTGCCACTGAGCGCGCGGCCCGCGCGATCCGGCCGCTCCGTGCCGCACGCCTCGCACCACACCGCGGCGCCGGAATTGACCACGCGGCAGGGGCACGTCCAATCCGTCGAGGTGCTCATGTCGGGCTCCTCCCATCGGGGCGATCCGCGCGGCCGAACCAGCCGTGCAGGAACGTCCCGAGCTTGCGGTAGTGCTTCTCGGGGTGCGCCACGAGATACGCCTCTGCCTTGAGCAGTTCGCGATCCAGCTCCACGCCAGGGTTGGCACGTAATTCCGCCTGCCAGAAGGCGGGGACGCGGAGAGGGGCCACGGCGCCAAGCCGTGGAGCACGCTCGAGAGCGTGAAGAATTTGACTCGGGATCGCGAAGCCATTCGTGTGCGGGCTGAGCGAGGCGACAGCCGAGCCACGATGCCCAGCATCACCGTTGCGTTGCGTTGTAACTGCGTTGCGTTGCGTTGTAGGGCACCCGTCGCCCGACAGTAGGGCCAACCGTTGGACCACCAGTTGGTCAAGGTGTGGATATTTCAGCCGAAAGGCCTCCAGCACGGGGACCGACGAGCAGACGAGCAGGTCGGCGTGCACGCCCTTGAGCAGCCATGGCCCCTTGGGCTGCCGCTTGAAGTAGGAGCGCACGAAGAGCCAGGTGCCATCCCGCACGATCAGGCCCCGGACCCCGAGGTCAGCCAGGTAGCCACGCACCCGCGCCAGGGGCAGGCCGGTATCCCCGGCGAGCTGGCCATCGGTGACGCGGTAGATCCCGCTCGGGCGCACCCGCTCGTTGGTGAAGAGGTAGCCGAAGAAGGCCTTGCCCTCGAAGTGCGCGCCCTCGAGCTTGTCGTCATTCCACAGCGTGGCGTAGAAGGGATGGAAGTCGGATGCCATGAGGCCGCGCTACGCGTCGCCCCCCTGCGGAAACGCCACGTACTCCGTCACCAGCCGCCCGGTCGGCACGCGCGCAAGCTGCCGCGCGATGACGTCGCCCCAGTCGCTCATGGCCTGCGGGTCCCGCGGCACCACGAGGCCCGGGCCCTTGGGCGCGCGCGGATGGAGGCGCCGCTGGCGGATGGGCAGAACGCTGGTGGTCATAGCGCCAGCACCTCCTGCCGCAGGCGCTTGACCGCGATCTCGCAGTAGCGCGGCTCGATCTCGATCCCGATGGCCGAGCGACCAAGATTCTTGGCGACGATCAGCGTCGACCCGGAGCCGACGAACGGGTCCAAGACGGTGTCGCCATCGGATGTGCTCGCCTCAATCAGCGGCGTGAGCACGGCCAGCGGCTTCTGGGTCGGATGGTCGACCTTGCCTGGATTGCCGTGGCGGTAGCCATCAGCTAGGAGCACGTTGCTCCGCATCGGCGGCACGCCCGAGTAGGCCCATCGTCGCCCGGGTCGGTAAGCGTAGAGACACAGCTCAGCGGCGCTAGGCCAGCCGCTCCCCGGAGCTGGCGGAACCGGACACACCTTGCTCCACACGAGGAAGCGGGTGCTCCATCCGGCCGCCTCGAGGTCGGCCGCGACCGGGCCGAATTGCCGATGCCCGAGCCACATGTAGGCAGACCCGTGCTTCTCGAGCTTACGCACCGCCAGATTGACCGCCTCGAGGACCGTGCGCGTCATGGCGGGCCAGTCAGTGTCGCCGTCGAAGAAGTCGAGATCATCCGTGCGCCCGTAGCGCATCTCCCACCGACCGACGCCAGACTTGGACACCGCGTAGGGCGGGTCGGTGAGCAGAAGATCGGCGGGCGCCTCGAGGAGCGGCAGCACGTCGCGGCAGTCGCCGCAGTACAGCGTGATGCCGGGCTCCGCGTGGAAGAGGTAGTCCCGCAGGCTCACGCTCATTCCCGTCCGCGCACGTGCACTTTGACGCGGTACTCCTCGTCCGCCGCGCTCGCGTTGTGGATGATGGCCGACACGAACGGGACGGGATAGGTCGAGTAGGTCAGCGGCGCGAAGCTCGCATTCGTAACGGAGAACTCCAGCGAGTGAGCCGCGACCTTCGGTAGCGCGTACAGATACGGCGCGCTGTCCACCCCGCCCGGGATGTCATCCAGCCAGACGGTCACGCGGACTCGGCCGCCCGCGGGGACGGGCACGAGGTCGGAGACGATGATCATGTACCAGCGTTCCCCTATCGGCGTGATCGTGTAGCCCTCATCCGCCTGCGCGGGGGCGGCACAGAGGAGGAGCAGCGCGAGGGCGAGGTAGCGGATCATAGCCACCGCTTGGCGTTGCGCAGCGTCGTCGCGACTTCCATCTGGTCGCGCTCTGGCTCATTGTTCCAGTCGGCGATGGGCCCCTGGCCCTTGGTGCCGGAATGCACGTCGCGGCCGATCTCGCGGCAGATGGCGCGATATGCGGCCTCCGCAGCCGGCGTGATCGTTGCCCGCACGAACCCGTTCTGCATCGAGTTGAGCCGAATGCCCGCCGCGTCGTAGAGCGCCCCGAGCGCGCAGCGATCGCCATGCTGGAACTCGCTATTGACGTAGCGCCACGTCCACAATCGGCCCTGGCACCAGCCCTCTTCCACGAGGTCCGCCGCCTTCGCGAGAATCTCCTCAGCCGTTATCATCACGTCCGTCTCCTTCACCGGCCGGGCCGGGCGTCAGGGGGTGTGTGCAGCGGGCGGATGAGGTAGTCGCCCGCATTCCACCCGAGTCCGTTCTCTCGCGAATATGTCGCCGAGCGGTCGATCAGGCGTCGAGCGCGGCGCCAGGTTGGGAACACATCCACGTGCTGGCCACGCACGAGCACTGGTCGCCCCTCCTCGTACTGGCCGACGCAATAGGCGCCATCTTTCGAGGTGACGATGTAGCCGAGTATCTTTTGTCTCGCCATCACGCCCCCGATCCCCGCTCGGGCGCGGCGGGTGGGAGGAGGGCGCGCATCTCTATCGCATGACAGACGGAGAACTCGGGCCCACTGTGAAAGCCGCGAGGAGTGAGCGGGGCCCCAGCTCGACAGTGCCGACACACGGCGCGGATACACTCCTCGATCGCCCGCGCCCGCTCCTCCCCAGCCCCCGCCCCGGCGTCCAGCGCGGCTTGATGGCCTGCGAGGAACGCGTCACGGCAGAGTGTTTTCGTTTGCTCAGCCTCGGCATCTGAGACGCCCCATCCGAAGGTGAGATCACTCAGCCACGCATC